CTCTTGGAACGCAACCTACACCGTCATCGGTGTTACGCTTCCAGCGATCACCACCGCAAATAAAATGGTTTACGTTGGCTGCATCTACAACAGCACAAACACCCGTTGGGATGTGGTCGCAGTAACGACTCAAGCATAAGGAGCATGATATGAAAGTTGACTTCGAATTCACAACGGCCCACGGTATTTTTCGCGACGCTTTGCATCTACCTGACGGCCACACATTCACTGATGACGAAATCCAAGCCATGAAGCAGCAGCGCGTGGACAACTGGATTGCCGTAGTAACTGCGCCTCCCGTAGAAGAAGTGATTGAAGAAGCGCCTCCTGCCGAAGAGGTGTAAGCATGGCTGATCGCTATTGGGTTGGCGGTACTGCCTCGTGGGACAATACGGCAGGAACTAAGTGGGCATTGACTTCTGGCGGCGCTGGAGGCCAAGCCGTGCCTACGTCTGCTGATGACGTCTACTTCGATGCTGCATCTGGTGCGGTAACTTGTTCTGTTGGTGCTGCATTAAATTTTGCAAATTTAAATTTTACAGGTTTTACCGGAACATTTTCTAATGCAAGCGGATTTAATGCAAACGCAAACGGCAGTGTAACTTTTGTTGCGGGAATGACTTTAACCCCCACAACAGGTTGGACACTTGCACTTGTTGGCTCAACCTCTGTAAATTTAACATCTGGTGGGAAAACAATTTCTAATGTGGAAATTTCTAAAAGTGTTGCAATAACAGTCACACTCCAAGACGCTTTAACTACAGGAAACATTACCGTTTCGCAAGGAACATTTACCACCAACAACTACAACGTAACTGCTACAGCCCTGTTATCCGCCAACAGCAATACACGCGCTCTAAACTTTGGCTCAAGTACCATAACTTTGAGTAGTAATGCTTCGGCAATTAACTTTGGGTCAGCTATTACAACACTGACGCTTAACGCTGGAACATCAACAATAAATGTCACGGCTTCTGGTGGTCAAATTACTACGGCGGGTACTCTTACCCCAACACTTACTTTTTACAATGTAAATTTTACAAGCACAGACGCTGGTACTCGCAATCTTGGCGGTTCACTTATAGTTAACGATCTTAGTGTGGCGGGGCCATCTGTTGCTGGATTGGCAATACTAACTATTGCAAACTTAACTGTTAACGGCACACTGTCCACTACAGGCACAGCAGGAAACCGCCGCGTATGGTTCCGTGGAAATACTTACGGCCTTGCCAACACCCTTACCATCAACAGCGCACCAAGCCTGACTGACGCAGACTTCCGTGATATTTACGTTGTTGGCACTTCTGCGCCCATCTCTGGCACACGCATCGGCGACTTGCGGGGCATCAGTGGGATAACTGCGTCCACACCAAAGACGGTGTTTTGGAACCTTGCAGGGGCGCAGAACTGGTCAGCAGATGCTTGGGCGACCACATCCACAGGATCGCCGTCAACAGACAACTTCCCGTTAGCGCAAGATACCGCAACATTTACCGATGCTGGTAGTGTTACGGGAACCATTACGATGAATGCTGCTATTCCTTACACGGGTACAGTAGATATGTCTGGTCGCACAAGCGCGATGACGTTGGCTACAACCGCATTCAATATTTATGGTAACTGGTCTAACGGATCAGGTACGACTCTATCTGGCGCAACCGCACTTACTTATTCAGGGCGCAACACCCAAACAATTACTAGCGCGGGAAAGACATTTACTCAAGCATTAACCGTTGACTCCTATGGCGGCTCGGTTGAACTTGCTGATGCGCTAAATATTGGCACGGAATCTCTTACCGTCACCAACGGCACGTTTGATACCAAGAATTACAACGTAACGGCTGGAAACCTTAGCTCTACTAATTCCAACGTCAGGGTTATCAATCTTGGTTCTAGCACAGTAACACTAACTGGAACCGTTACGTTTACAACATCTACAAACTTGACGTTCAATGCGGGAACTTCGTCTGTTGTTCAAACTGGGTCTTCACCGACATTTAATGGGGGTAATCAAACTTTCTACAGTGTTTCGTTTACGTCAACTGGAGCCGCTACAGGTTCGGATATAAATGGAACAAATACGTTTCAAAATTTGTCGTTTCCTGCACCAGCCGCAGCAAACCGTTCAAGATACACTTTTTCAGCTAACCAAACCATTACCGGCACTCTTACATGTGCAGGCGCTTCGGCTGTTCGCCGCATCTTCCTGCGCTCTGACACGGTTGGCACTCCCCGCACTTTAACCGTAGCAACGCTGTCTGCTGACGACTGCGATTTCCGTGACATCACCATTGCAGGCGTAGCCGCTGGTGGCTCCCCAACCCGCGCAGGAGACTGCGGTGGGAACACGGGCATCACGTTCCCTGTTGCTAAGACAGTCTATTGGAACTTGGCTGGAGCGCAAAACTGGTCTGCTACGGCTTGGGCTCCGTCCTCTGGCGGCGTTCCTGCGGTCAACAACTTTCCGTTAGCTCAAGACACTGCGGAGTTTGACAATACAGGCAGTGTGACGGGAACAATCACTATTGATGCTGGTTGGAACATTGGTACGTTTAATGCATCATCACGAACCAGCGCGATGACGCTGACAACCAGTACTAACACTACTATAGCAAGTTATGGCAATTGGACGTTTGGTACAGGTATTACGCAGACAAGCTCTACTGGAACAATTACCTTTGCTGGCCAAGTAACCCAAACCATTACCAGCAACGGCGTGTCGTTTGGTTGCCCTGTAACTATTGATTGCGGCGCTGGGACTGTTCAGCTTGCTGATGCTTTAGAGCTTAACTCTGCTCGTACTCTAACCTATAACGGCGGTAGTTTTGATGCTGTTAGTTATAACGTGACAGTTGGAATATTTGATGGTTCGTCATTTTTGTCAACAAATGTCGGATCATTAAAAATGGGTTCTGGAACGTGGACTCTTTCTGGAACAGGAACGCTTTGGTCGCTTTCTGCTTTTGTTAATTTTTACAAAGGTACGGCTAACATTGTTTTATCCAACACCACTACAACTTCTAGAACATTTGCAGGCGCTTCTTATTCTTACAATAAACTCACCATCGGTGGCGCGACTGGCATATCCACAACCACAATCTCAGGTAGTAACCAATTTACCGAACTTGCCAGCACTAAAACCGTAGCGCACACCATTGCCCTCGGAGCAACCACACAGACGTTTGGCGCTTGGACAGTGACTGGTACTGTCGGCAACGTGGTCACGGTGACGGGCACAGGGGTAAGCAACGTCATCGCTGGCGCTCGTGTATCAAGTGTTGACTACCTTGCAATGGGGACGATTGGCTTCATAGCCACAAGCCCCGGCGAGTTCTACGCTGGAGCCAACAGTACCGGAACCGGAACAGGCGTTATCCTGACCGCTGCTCCTGCCGCCACAACACGCTACTGGGTTGGCGGTACGGGCACATGGGATGCAGCAACCACAACCAACTGGTCTACGTCTTCTGGCGGCGCTACTGGTGCTTCAGTGCCTACATCTGCCGATGCGGTGATATTTGACTCGCTATCCAATGCAACAGCCTACACCGTCACTTGCACAGCCACACAGCTTCGGTGCGCCGCCCTTACCTTTGCTGGCCCTTTAACGGGCAACGTGACATGGGCGGGTACTGCGCCACTGGCAATCCACGGCAACTTTACTCTGCCTGCTACTGGGTTGACTCGGTCATTTACGGGAAATATTACTTATTCTGGTTCGTCTACGGGAAGAACTATTACAACAAACGGTATTGCACTTAATTCAGCAGTCACTATTAATGGTGTTGGTTGTGAGTGGACGTTAGCAGATGCGTTTACCGTATCAGGCACATTGTTTGTAACTAATGGTTCGTTTGCTTCCGCCTCTTACAATCTAACATTGGCATCAGTTGACTCACAACTTACTAACGCACGCACAATAAATCTTGGTTCTTCAACAATAACAGCAAGTGGCAATTTTAGATTTGGAACAACTGAAAATGCGCGTGCAAACTTGACGTTTACTGCGGGTACATCTCAGGTTAATCTTTCTACTACCGCTTTATCATTTGATGGTAATAATCAGACTTTCTACAACATTAGCACTACCTCCACAGCTTTAAACACTTTTACGTTAACTGGCGTAAACACTTTTAATAATCTATCTATTACGGGTAGGACAACCGTTGGCATTGTTGCTATAAGCGTTAGCGGCAACCAAACCATCAACGGCACTTTGACGCTCTCGGCAGGCACAGACGCAACCATGCGTCACTTTGTGCAGTCCAATACCATCGGCACAACACGCACACTGACCTGTGCTGCGTTTTCTGGGACTGATGCTGACTTTCGAGACATCACAATTGCTGGCGCTGCGGCTCCCATAAGTGGTACTCGGCTTGGTGACGGCAAAGGCAACAGCGGCATTACGTTCGGCGCAGGGGTTACAAAGTATTGGAACTTAGCGGGTGGTGGAAACTGGGGCGGCGCAATAGGCTGGGCTACGTCAAGCGGCGGCTCACCAGCAATTAACAACTTCCCACTTGCTCAAGACACCTGCCTTTTTGAGGCAACAGGGCTTAACTCAGGTGCTACGGTAACGCTTAACGCTGCGTACAACATCGGCACGATTGATATGTCTGCCCGTACTAGCAACACGATGACGCTATCACTTACTAACGCGGCTAATATATATGGCAATTGGATTAATGGCACAGGAACTATTACAAACTCAACAGGAGCTATGACATTTGCCGGTAGAGGGAGCCAGACAATTACAAGTGCCGGGGTATCATCTACACACACTATTATTATTGATAGTCCCGGCGGGTCTGTGACACTGCAAGATGCGTTTGTGACTAACAGGAGTTTAAGTGGTGCTGTAACTCTTACATCAGGCACGTTTAATAGCAGTGGTTACAGCGTTAGTTTGACGGGTAGTGTCGGGTCATTTTCTGGTAGTAGCTCAAATACTAGAACATTAGCTATAGGGTCAAGCACTTGGACTATTGCGGGAAGCGGCACTGCTTGGAATACTAATACAATCACTAACCTCACAGTCACGGGTACGGGAACAATCAGCCTAACCTCTGCCTCTGCCAAAACCTTTACAGGCGGCAGCTTTCCCTACTCAGGCATTACCCTCGACCAAGGCGGCGCAGGTACGTTGACAATCTCAGGCAACAACACTTTTGCCAACATCAGCAACAGTGCCGGTGTAGCTACCAACATCAGTATGGGTACAACAACCCAGACAGTAGGAGATTTCACCGCATCAGGAACTGTTGGTAACGTACTGACGGTTCAAGGTACATCGGCAACCAGCCCTTGCACGTTGATTTACACAGGCGTTGGTGAGGCCACAACCGCCACAACTGACTACCTGACCATAACGGGTGTTCGTGCATATTCTCTAGAGGATACTTGGTACGCCGGGGCAAACTCAACCAACAACGGATCGCTAGGCTGGTTGTTCAGTTCTGCTGCTCCTGCAACGGGCAGTGGCGGCAAGTTTTTTATCATGTTTGGGTGAAAATGGAAAACCAGCATCTATTCAATCTCGTAGTGATTATTGCTGGGTTTCTGGCTGCCTACGTTTTTAACAACACGACCCGGCAGATTCAGAAGCTTGAAGACAAGGTCAACGCGATGCCGACTACCTACGTCATCAAGGGTGACTACCGCGAAGACATTGCAGAGGTCAAGACCATCCTGAAGCAGATTTTTGACAAGCTGGACAGCAAGGCTGATAAATGATTGACCTTACAAAGGCTATTGGCGCAGTTGCTGCCAGTGTTGCCGCGTTGGGTGGTAGTTACACGCTTGCCGACAAGTTTGGCTGGTTTGACCGCGCAATCATTGAGTGGTCGCCCGAGAACTTCAAAATCGTGGCGGAAGCTGGGCAGCCCATCAATGTCACCGTTGCGCGGATTAAGAAGCGCGACGATTGCTCTGTGGAGAGTTTCACCCCAAGCATTCGTGACGCAGCGGGTATGGTGCATGAGGCGACCACTACCGCAAGCAAGTTTAGTGGCCCAGCAGGGCCAGAGATTGACACGTTTACCTACCAGTTGACGATGGTGCGAAAAGAAAAGATTGCACCCGGCAAAGCAACCTTGCTGGCGACCATTAAATACAAGTGCCCAGAGGGTGAGCGCGTTGTGCAGTACCCACGCCACCCTAATTTAAGTTTTGACCTAAAGGGGTAATCATGGATTGGCTCAAACAGATCGCACCCACCATTGCCACGGCGATGGGGGGGCCACTAGCTGGTATGGCTGTGTCTGCCATCAGCAAAGCGATTGGCGTTGACCCTGACAAGGTTGGCGACCTGATCTCTAACAACAAGCTGTCAGCCGAACAGATCGCTCAAGTCAAGCTGGCCGAGATTGAGCTGCAAAAGCAGGCGCAGGAGCTTGGTCTGAACTTTGAGAAGCTTGAGGTGGAGGACCGCAAATCAGCACGGGATATGCAGGCCACCACGCGCTCAATGATGCCACCCATCTTGGCTGGCGCTGTGACCATTGGCTTCTTTAGCATCATGGTAATGATGTTCTTCAACCAGATCGACAGCAGCAACCCTGCCATCCTGATGATGCTGGGCAGCTTGGGCACGGCTTGGACTGGCATCATCGCTTACTACTTCGGTAGCTCTGCCGGGTCACAGGCCAAGACTGACCTTCTCTCTAAGGCAACAAAATGAACCTGACGCCACACTTTACTCTTGACGAGTTAACAGCCTCTGAGTCATCTGAGCGCAACGGCTGGGACAACAGTCCCAACGATGCAGAACTTGAAAACCTCAAGCGACTGGCTAATTTTCTCGAGCAAGTCAAAGTGGTGCTGGGCGGCAAGCCAATCATGATCAATTCGGCCTTCCGTTCCAAGAAAGTTAACGACTCGGTTGGCAGCAAGGACACCAGCCAGCACCGCATTGGGTGCGCCGCTGACATCCGAGTGCCCGGCATGACCCCCGACCAAGTGGTCAAGGCTGTCATTGCCAGCGGCATTAGCTACGATCAAGTGATCCGCGAATTTGACCGTTGGACTCACATCAGCATCCCCAACAGTGAGGACACCCGCCCCCGTAAGCAGGCGCTGATTATTGACAAGGCTGGAACTCGACCGTTTGCCTAGAGCGCACTTGCCATTTAAAATAACCAAAAGGAAGGGTGCCACAAAATGACAGTCGCCGCAGTAATGACGTATGACAGCTTGGTCGATGACATTACGACTTATCTGGAGCGTACCGACACGCAAACTCTTGACAAGATTCCGCAATTCATCATGTTTGCGGAGCAAGTAATTGCGTCCGAAATTAAGTTTTTGGGTAACTTGGTCGTGGTTTCTAGCACCATGACACAGGCCGAGAACATCATCCCAAAGCCCGCCCGCTGGCGTAAGACGGTCTCTATGAACGTCTCTGTGGCTGGGGTCCGTCAGCCTGTCCTCCTGCGCACCTACGAGTACCTGCGTGAATACTGGCCCGACCAGACCATGACGGACGTTCCTAAATATTTTGGCGACTACGACTACGATCACTGGCTGGTAGTCCCAACGCCTGCAATTGGGTACACCTACGAGGTGCTGTACTACGAGCGCAACCAGCCTCTTGATTCTTCCAACCAGTCCAACTGGTTTACCGAGTACGCTCCGCAAGCTCTTCTGTACGGCTCACTGCTACAAGCAATGCCGTTCCTGAAGAACGACGAGCGCATTCCAATGTGGCAGGCGCAGTACGATAAAATTATTGCTGTCTTGCAGAACGAAAATGTTATTCGTATGGCTGACCGCCAAGCAATTGCGAGGGATGCATGACCACTTTTACTTCACCCTTTACGGGACAAGTCATCCAGCCCACGGATGTCTCGTACCGATCCATCTCGCTGACGGCTAACAACCAGCTATTGTGGCCCATCAACGGCAGTCCAACCAACGATGCTGCTGCACGCATCATGGACGTTTCCTCGACGTCCGTCACGGGCGCTTTTTCGTTGTTGATGCCGCCAGCCAACCAGACATCGGTTGGTCAGGATGCCTTGATTCGCAACACCGGCGCGTACTCGTTCACAGTCAAGGACTATCTTGGTGTTAACCCGATTGCCACCGTTGCCCCAAGCTCGGCTGTCTACATCTACATCACGACCAACACCACCACCTCTGGCACTTGGGGTCTGATCCAGTTTGGCGTTGGCTCATCCAACGTGGACGCCGCTGCCCTTGCTGGGTACGGAGTGAAAGCAATCGGCAACACGCTGAACACTTCCCATCCAGTCACCACGTTCTCCTCTGCATATACCGCACTTGCCTCTGACCGCGCATCTTCCTATGTCTGGACTGGCGGCGCGGCAGTGCTTGGCCTCACCGCAGCGACTGCACTTGGCAATGACTGGTTCATGTTGGTTCGCAACCAAGGCACGGGAACCTTGACGGTGACCCCTGCCTCTGGACTCATCAACGGATCTGCCTCTGTTGTTTTGCAACCAGCCGACTCCTGCATGATTTGTTGCTCTGGACTTGCTTTCTTTACCGTTGGCTTGGGCCAAGCAGAGCAGTTCAACTTTACCCAGTTGACTAAAGCGGTGGTGACGGGAAGCGTCACATTGACATCGGCAGAAGCGTCAAACGTGGTTCAGAAGTACACAGGCACCTTGACTGGCAATGTGACGGTCATCCTGCCACAGACCATTCAGGTTTACTACATCACCAACCAGACGGACGGAACGGCGTCCAACTTCACCATCACCTTCACCACCAATACGGGTGGAAGCGTGGCCATAGTCCCCGCAGGGCAGCAGTCCACCTTGGTCTGCGACTCGGTCAATCTATTGAACGCAAACACGGTGCTGGCTGGCGCAAGCACCATTTCGCTGAACGATGGAACTGTGGGAACTCCAGCTTTGAATTTTGCTTCTGAGACATCGACTGGTATTTATCGGGCAACTTCAGGCGAGTTCAACACGGCTATTCTTGGTGTGCTGCGCTCCACACTTTCCGCCACTGGCTTGGCTATTGTGGGCACAGGCAACTTCACAGGTGGCGTTGCTGGCGGCACCTTCACATGACCCAAAAAGTCTTCACCATCGACACCCTTTCTGGAATCCAGCGGGATGGAACGGTGTTTGATAAAAACTATTACACAGATGGAAAGTGGGTTCGGTTTCAACGTGGTCGTCCGCGCAAAATGGGCGGTTACAGGGTCATATCGAGCCAATTGAACGGACCCTCCCGTGGCATCTGGGTAAACACCCAGAACGCCCTTACATCCATTTTTAGCGGGGACAGCAATGGATTGCAGGTCCTGACGATTGACGAGAACGGTATTGGCTCTGGTGTCCAAGATTTTACCCTTAGTGACTTCACCGCCAGCGACGACAACTTGTGGCAGTTTGATGGCTTCTACGATGTCTCTGGCTCTGGCTTGCAGGCTATTCTTGCCGCGCCATGCCAAAACCTGAACAGCATCAGTAGCACGGTAAACACCCCCGTGTTAATTGGCAACATCAACGGCACGACTATGAGCCAGATTGGCGTGTTTACCGCCTCTGCCACCACGGTCAATGCCAACGCCACCATTACTTTGGCTGCGGCGAATCCTCTTGTTGGCGCAGGGCAAACCATTTCTGGCACAGGCATTACAGCGGGCACAACTGTAGTATCCGTCTCCACCACCACCGTAGTCATGTCCTTGCCAGCCACCGCAAGCGGTACGGTGACTTTGTCCTTCAGCAACAACGTCTCAGTGTCGGGCGGGGTGGTTACCTTACACCCTTACGTCTTTGTGTACGGCAATGACGGGTTGATTAGGAACTGCGCCGCTGGCAACGCCCAAGATTGGGTCTCTGCGGACGCCAACGAGACCAACGTAGCCACGGGCAAGATTGTCCAAGGGCTACCTGTCAGGGGCGGATCAAACGCGCCTTCTGGGCTGTTCTGGAGCTTGGACAGCCTAGTCCGCGTGTCCTACATTGGCGGACAAGGCACTCCCCCTCAGTACTGGCGCTACGACATCATTAGCAGCCAGTCCTCAATTCTGTCCAGCCAGTCTGCCATTGAGTACGACGGCGTGTATTACTGGTGTGGGGTTGACCGTTTCCTGCTGTACAACGGCGTAGTCAAGGAAATTCCAAACGCCATGAACCAGAACTACTTCTTTGACAACCTGAATTACGCCCAGCGCCAAAAGGTCTGGGCAAGCAAGGTGCCACGTTTTGGGGAGATCTGGTGGTTCTACCCACGAGGTAATGCAACTGAATGCACCGACGCAATAA